TATTCGCCCACACCTTCTCAATCGGGTTGAGCTCAGGTGTATAAGGTGCAAGAGGGGAGACCTTATGACCCCATTTTTCCTCCAATCTCTGCAACATGATTTCAAATTGAAAATCGGTAATTTTGATATCTGAGAAGAATCTGAAAGTCTGAACTCCTCGACCTCTACCAAGGCTTTTTTTGACAACTCGCATATAACCAGCATCCTCTAGTTTTTTTAGATGACGGTCTATCATGTCACGACTGACATTTAATCGTTTAGCTATTTCCTCTGGATAGACAAGCCAATTCTCTTTGTTACTGAGAATAACCATCAATATCCCTATTGTGGCTGGCTCAAGCTTTGGATCTCTCAGAAAATCATTTTTGACTGCGGTATAATCATCCGTTGCATTTCTGAAAGATTAGTTGAACATTCAAGTTTTTAAAATGTGTCATACGCTCTCCTTTCACTTCGTTTATTTTCAATCATTCTTTCTCCTTTACTCTTCGAACTTCTCCCACGACTCACTGATTCGCAACTTCTTGTTAACGCGAAGCTTTAAGTCATCACTTCCTTTACCATCTTTTAAAAGTTGCGTGATAGCTGACGGAGTAACACCTACAACGATAGCCAAATCTGTTTGCGACCACCCGCGTTTTTCAATTCGCTCTTTTACAAGCTCAATCCATTTAAGATGTTGTTGGCTCATGCAACCTCCTCCTTTTAATTAGTTAAGTTAAAGAGTTAGTAAATTATTTTATAAAACGCTTGACAGCTTTTAGTGTATTTGCTAAAATGAAAGCATAATTAAAAACCTTGATAAAACATTATATCTATCAACTTATTTTGCTCGCCAAAGCTATTTATTTTTAGATAAGTTTTAACTTCGTTTTTTACTAACTCATTAACTTACAAAAACTATTTTAGCGTAAACGCAAAATAATGTCAACTACTTTTTGCGTATTTTGTAAAATATTTTTTGTCATGTCTTAGAAAGGCTGATAAATCAATGTTTTCTACTTTTGAAATCGTAAAAGATTTATGTGAAAAACAAGGGATTTCGCTAAATGCTTTAGAAGATAAGCTAAAGCTAGGCAAGAATTCTTTGTATGGGTTGAAAAGGAATCAACCGTCCGCTGAACGGCTTCAACAAATCGCCGACTACTTCAATGTGTCCACGGATTATTTACTTGGTCGTACAGATAACCCAGCAATCGCTGGGGATAAGGTCGCAAAGACAGAAATAGACCTCAAAAAAGACGCAGCAAAAAGTTTCTTTTATGATGGGCACGAACTTAACGACGAGGATTATGATCTTATCTCCTCGCTACTAGAAACACGTATGAGAAATAGAAAGTAACACTTGCCTATGACAACACCCGAACAAGTATGTTCTGAACAAGGTATCAATCTAGTTTATTTTGATGGTAGAGGTTCCCGCAATAAAGGACTTTACAACCAACCCCATAATCTCATAGCGGTAGACACTTACCTAGATGATATCGAGAAAAAGAAAGTCATCTATCACGAGATAGGGCACAAAGAGCACAACCCAGAACAGTACAAACGAAGACGAGAAGAATACGAACTCCAAGCAGATAGAAACATGATACACTACCTGCTAAAAGAAGAGCTTGAAACGATGGATGACTTCACTAATTTCAACTACCTCCATTTCATGGAGAAATACAACCTCAAAACCATGACAAATGAAATCATGGTCAAGGAAGAATATTTAGCATTAGTAAATTAAAAAAGGAGTATCAATATGGAAATTGATAAAGTAAAAGCCGATTTAAAACAAGTGGGCAAGCGTGTAGCAGATCTCAGCCAAAGCATTACAAATGAAGAGCAAACAAAAAACGCCTTCATTATGCCATTCTTCCAAGCGCTTGGATATGATATTTTCAACCCTCTTGAGTTTGTCCCAGAGTTTACTGCCGATGTGGGCATTAAAAAAGGCGAAAAAGTCGATTATGCGATCATTTTGGACGGCGAACCTCAAATCCTGATTGAATGTAAATCGATTACTGAAAATCTCACTAAACATGACTCTCAACTATTCAGATATTTCGTAACAACTAAATCAAAATTCGGTATCTTGACAAATGGAAGAGAATATAAATTCTTTACTGACTTAGACGAACCAAATAAAATGGACACAACTCCATTCTTAACAGTCGATGTGACTGATATCAAAGAAAATCAATTCACAGAGATTATCAAATTTCACAAAGAGAATTTTAATATTGATAATATTGTCTCATCAGCTTCTGAATTGAAATACCTCAACAATCTTAAAGCGTTTCTAACCGAGAACATCACTACACCTTCAGATAGTTTCCTCAGATATCTAACGTCAGAAATCTATGAAGGACGTGTGACTCAAAATATCCTGACAACATTTTCTCCTATCATTGTAAAAGGATTTAATCAATTCATCACAGAAAGAGTTAATGAAAAATTGAGTGCAGCACTTAATACAAGCGTTGAAACAAAGGTAACAACCGATATTCCAAAAGTTGAAGCTGAACCTGAAGAGATTGTTGAAGCAGATGATGAAATTATCACAACTCCTGCTGAGTTAGAAGTCTATACTGTTGTTAAAATGCTTGCTAAGGATGTAGTATCTCCAGAACGTGTATTTTACAGAGATAACCGAAGCTATTTCAATGTTTTGGTTGACGATAATATCAAAAAATGGGTATTGCGTTATCGTTCAAATTCAAAGAAAAGCACAATCGAAATTCGTGATAAAGGTATCTTCCCGGTATCTACTCCTCTCGAAGTCGCAAATTATGTCGATGAGATTTTAGAAGTAATCAAGAAATTCTCATAACAAAAAAATCCCCACACTCGCCATCGCCAAATTTTGAGTGTGAGGATATCCAGTATAAGAAACAACCATTAAAAAGGTCGTTTTCTTATACCCATTTTATCAAGAAATGAGGTAAAAATCAATGGAAATAAAGTCTTATAAAAAGAAAAACGGAGAGACGGCTTTTGGTTTTAGAATTTACGTCGGAAAAGAAAACGGAAAAGACAAGTATATTAAACGAAGAGGATTTGCGACTAAAGCTAAAGCAAGAGCAGCACTACTTCAACTTCAGGAAGATATAGAAAGCGGAGAACAAAGCAGGAAAGAAATCACGGTTGAGGAAATCGCAAAAAAATGGCTCAAAGATTATTCTGAGACAGTGCAAGAAAGCACATACATCAAGACATCTAGGAATTTCAAGAATCACATCTATCCAGCTTTCGGCAATAGGAAGATAGCTACGATAACACCACTTCAAATGCAGGAACAAGCTAACGAGTGGTCGAAGAAACTGGTCTATGGCCGTAAGTTAAAGGGGTTGATGAATAATGTTTTTAAGTATGCAATCAGACATGGTTACATTGATACCAATCCAGTAGACAGCGTGATTACATCAACAAGAAAGAAATCAGATAACAAGAGCGACTTCTATAGCAAAGACGAACTTAAAAAATTTTTAAAACTTGTCTCCAAAACAAAGGATCTAGAGAAGATAACTCTATTCCGTCTTCTGGCCTTCACAGGGGCACGAAAAGGGGAGATTTTAGCCCTTGAGTGGAATGACTGGACAGATAATACTCTGGACATAAATAAGGCCATTACAAGAGGTTTTGCAGGCGAAGAGGTAGGCAATACCAAAACGGTAAGCAGTAATCGACTAATCAGTCTGGACAAAAAGACAAAAAGTATTTTGAAAAAATGGAAAAAGCAGAATCCAAATACCAAATACATTTTTGAAAATGAATTTAAAAAGCCAATTCCAAGCACTCTTCCCAGAAAGTGGCTTATCAAAATTGTGGAAGGTAGTGACCTACGTCCAATTAAAATTCATGGATTCAGACATACACATGCCAGCCTTTGTTTTGACGCTGGTATGACTTTGAAGCAAGTCCAACATCGGTTAGGACATTCCGACTTGAAGACGACCATGAACGTTTATACTCACATAACTAAGCAAGCAAAGGATGACATCGGAGAACGCTTTGCCAATTATATTAATTTTTAAACACAACAGACCTTCTTCAAAAAGAGGGTCTGTTTTAGGGTCTGTCTTTTTCGCAAAAGAATACCAAGGAATACCAAACTCAAAAATAAAAAACGTTGATTTAACAACGTTTTACCAAGGAATGCAAAAGAATGCAAAGGAATAATGGAGCCGGTGGG